TTATTTATTTACATCAGATCCCACGGCGTGGGGCATGGATGGGGCAAACGCTGATAGTTTCTGGTTCAGAATGACTACCTGGTCCTGGTTGTTTTCCGCCATCCAGGATCCGTATACCCGGTAAACCATCTGAGCATCCGAATGGCCCATTTGCTTAGCGATGAAGTTCGGGTTGGCGCCCGCCGTTAAAGACCAGCATGCGTACGTATGCCTGGACTGGTATGCTTTGCGGTAGCGAATCCCGGCGCGCCGCATTGCCGCCTCCCAACTCTGGTTAATAGATCCAACTGCGTAATGATGCCCGGCCAGGCCATTTCGCATTACGATCTGAGGGTTGAAAACGAACGTGCATAGCTGCTGTTCGGTTCTTCCATATTCCCTGAGCTTTACTTCAATCTGATGCTGCTTCCCAAGCCGGGTCATTTCGGCCTGGTTTTTCAGTACATCTAACGCAGGCTGGATAAGGTTAATCACCCTGTCTGTTCCCGCATCCGTCTTTGGAAGGGTAAATTCCTTCGTCAGGGTGTGATTACGGCGGATCGTCATCGTCCCGGCTTTCAGGTCGATATCCTCCCAGGCCAGTGAAACGAGCTCACCATGACGGACACCGGTATAGACCGCCAGTGACCACATGTTTTTCAACTGCTGATGCCGGCAAGCATCAATCAGGCGAACGAACTCATCACGCGTCAACGGGTCAGGTTCCGTCCTGGACTTCTTCAGCGGCGTTATGCCAGAAAAAGGGTTGGCCCTGATATATCCGCTATCCGTGGCAAACTGAAACATGACCGCCATGATGCCCATGTAGTTGTTAACCGTTGGAACGGTTCTTCCCTTCACCGGAGTACGGTGTCCTTTCTTCATAACCTGGTAGCCGGTTAGTAGGTCCTTCCTGATGAACAGCAGATCTTCCTGTGTAACCGAAGATGCAAGTCTGCTCTCTCCGATCCGCGGCACCATATTTCTGACGATAGACCTGTACCTGCCAAGGGCATTCGTGCTTATCTCCATCTTCTTCAGCTCGAGCCATTTTCTAGAAAGCTCAATGACCGTAATTTCCCGGTTTTCTGCACCGAATTTCTTCAGGCTCGGAGAGTCCGGGAACTGAGCAGAAAAGTTGAAGCTCCCCGTCTTTATCGCGAAGCACACTGACGCGCGCAGCTCGCCAGCGACTTTCCTGTTTTTTGGTGTATCCGGTACGCCAAGGTTCTCCCTGACCCTGGCGCCTTTGTAGATGAACCATATGCGGAGAGTACCGCCATGATTCTCAACGCCTGTTGGGTATGCTGACTTAGCCATTGTTCCCTCCTGACGTCCAAGAGCCCGTTAAGCATAAACGGATCTTCATTGGCGCGCACCCGGCTGTTTCTTTGACATGCTCTCAACCCACTGGTCGACAGCTTTACGGTTGTACATGCACTCGCTGTTCGGCTTTGGTATGCCATCCGGGGAAACATGAATATATTCCCGGCCAACCATCCATGACTTTTTGCGCGCAGCTTCAATGGTACCCGGGCGAAGTCCGGTAATTTCGACGAGCTTATCTTCCGTCACCCAGTCATTGGGCACGATAAATGTCATTTCGCTCATAGGTATCTCCAGGCAAAAAAGAACCCGGCGCGAGGCCGGGCGAAAAGGGATAACGGAGCAGTGCTTTCGCACCCAATAGCCAGCTCATAACTGGCTATCAGTTGCGTCAGTCGTCTTCATCTTCCTCCCAGTCCTCGTCGTAATATGGCGAGGCGAGAAGTGGATTAGTAGCTGAGAGAATCTCTCCAGCGGCACCCTGGCGTTGAAGTCGACGAAGCGCTTCGTATAGCTCAAAGGCCTCGGTTCGCTCGTCGCCTATATCGAGGGAGCACGCAACTTTGTGCGCCTCGGTGACCAGGGTTGATAGCTGGATTTGGATGTCCTGAATGGTTTTCATGGCTCTCCTCATGCCGCACGCTGGGCGCGCAGCGTTAAATCATTTCCGCCAGGCGAAACTAATCGGATCCGGCGTAATCCACAGGTGGCGCATGTTCGCCACGTTAACCACGTCAGCATCCCGTGGGTAAATCTCCACAGCATCCCGATCCCCATAGCCAACTGCAGACTTTATCTCCTGCAGCGCATCCCAGCTGATGCCATCCTTCCACCGTCCAGAACTGCCAATGCTGGTGGTGTTCACCGTCAGGCGTATGACGCCGTCGTCTTCTTGAAATTCCTGAATCAGAAAGTAAGAATTAGCCCACACGTTGCTCCGCTTGGGGTCGTAGCATCGTACCGGCCACTGAGATTCCGGTACCGGCTTGAGTATTCCGATCACGTTTCATGCTCCTTAATTTTTCGATGTGCTCTGTTGTTTCGATTTCTTCAGCGATCCGCTCGGCCTGAGCTTTGGTAAGCGGCTCGAATTCATGCTGAAAGCGGCCCATGCTGGCGATGCAGGTGCGGCCGTTGCGGATGTAGTGAATGACTTCGTGGGTAGCGCGGAGGATTTTGCATGGCGCGCCGTGGGGATCGGCGTACCAGGTATTAGGCTGGATTATCCTGAACATTGGCTGAGTCCTGCATCATGAGGAAGACAATCATGGCGGCGCGGAGTGGGTTATCATCATATCGAGAAATCATCGTCGCGTTGTTTAGCGCGTACGGCTTATCAGAGTCATCCTTCCATTGATGCCACTCAACGTTGATTTTATTAGATTCAATGATCGGCCATGCGTCTGATGGGTTTGTACATGGTTCGAAAAACGAGTATTGATGCCGACCATGACGTCTAAAAATCACTGAATGAGATTCGCAAAAATCCTCTTCGAGGAAGCCGCCGACCACCATAGCTACGCGCTTGCTAACTTCATAGTCACTCAATTCGCTGTAATCCATCATAATCCCCTCTGCTTATTCTTCAGCTCGATAACAGATTGGCATTCCGCGCATGTCTGGCAGCCGGGAACGGCAGCGCGCCGCGGCGCCGGGATGTCTTCCCCACACTCAGCGCAATGCTCAGCTGATACGGTGTTGCAGTTCACTCTGTGAGCGGAAAGGGCAGCGTTACGCTGAAGCTCTTCAATCTCTGCTGCGGTATCGATAATGTCCATGGTCAATGCTCCCGGAACTGTCGGTTAATTCGGTTGAAGGTGAACGCCAGCAATAAAAAAGGAGCCTTAAGCTCCTGGGTAATTAATGCTTTCATGCCGCACCGCCTTCATTCTTCTCGGCTTCGACTGCCATCTGCTCAAGCCGTCGCGATAGCTCGGCGGCCAGCGTCTGAAATTCTTCCTCGGTCGCCGCTGGGATCGGCACAAAGCGAATCCCGATGTGCGCCAGGTGGTTGGCGATTTCGATGCTTTTTCTCAAATCAACGGGTGAGGCTCTGTTCATGCCGCACCGCCAGCGTTTCGAAGCCAGATGCAGACCGCGCCATCTTCCGTATCGTGAATTGAACCGACAAACCAACCACCACCGGCGGGTGATTCTGGCTGCCACGCTGAAATGTCATAGCCGTCAACATTGGGAGCAGCGTCATCTTCATCACGATAAACCACTTTCCACTCAAGACCGTTCTTATCCAGCCAGGCGTTAAATTCATCAGGTGAGATAGACTCACGCCCATCGCAAAATTCATCGTAAAGCGGGTGAGTCCAGTAGCCGTATTGGTCGCGTTCGACGGGTAGGGCTTTAAATTCTGTTGTCATTGTTCTGCTCCGAAGCGGCGATTAAGCCTGCCTGTGTATACGACGAACTCCAGGAGGCTAACTCCCAGAGGTGCAATTTGCTGGTGGTGTTTCCTGATGATGGGGGTCACCGTGGCATCCCAGTTAGGCTTTGGCTTTTTGCGCATGGCCTGCTGGATTTCCTCGGTGCAGCGGCGGCAGGCGGCGCGGATGGCATTTTCATCTGCTGGCGTCATGCGGCCTCCCGGCGGGCGAGAAGTTTCGCCCCGAAAGCCATCAGCTCGTCCCGGTCCACAGTTGCGAAGTGGCAGTGTGTACGCGGATACGGTCGCCAGATGATGAGCATCGAACCTTTGTTATTTCCAGATACTGGCTTACCGGTGACCGGGTTGATAAATGCCAGCCGCCCGGCGGTTATGAGGCGAACCTCGCTGGCGGTCTGGATTGCCTCTTTGAACCATCCAACAGATGTGTCTGCCGGAACCAGCATGACCGTGCCGATCTGATTGGTGCTCTCGGCAGCGGCCTTCTTCACAAACGGCGTGATGTCGCTGTATGGCGGGTTCAGCCAGACGTAGCCAGGCAGATTAATGTAATCAGCCCATGGCGTTTCCAGCGTGTTCTTCTCGGCGGTGATGAACTTCCGGCACAGCGCGTTATGCGGCGCTGCGGCAGCATCTACCTGAAAGCAAAACTCAGCATCAAGGGAAGTGAATAGTGCTGGTGGAGTTCGCCAGAGGTCGCGCTGATCCGCTGGCGTGTTGCTTCCGGTATAGTCAGACATGCTCACCCCCTTGAATTTAACTCTTCTGCAACGCGCTGTGCCTTGAGAGGGTTTCTGATAACAGAGAGGCCGGGATATACCCAGCCTCTTTTCATTACCGAATAGACGAGTGTTATCCGTCCGACCCTTATGTTGTCATGTATATGCTTCATCGCCACTGCTCTCCGAAAGTGAAGCCGATCTCCGCCAGCGCCTCGTCCATTTTTTCGATGAACTCCGGCACCATTTCGTTGAAATCGATCATGTACTGCGGATCCCGCTCAACGACGACGTGGTGAATACCTTCGCGCTTCATACGTGGGTCGTAGTTGGCAAAGAACCAGGCGTCTTTTCCGGTTACCCACATGCTGTACTGCACCTGGGCCATGTACTCTGACTTAATGGCTTCAAAACCGCCGAGGCGGAATTTCATGAAGTCGCGGGAGGTGAACGGGCATTTCAGCTCGAGGCCGAAATTGTTACTGCAAAGTCCGTCAGGGGAGCACGCGGTACGCATGCTCTCGTCACGGAACAAGATCGGAGACTCCGTGACTTTCACGTCAGTAGTGAACCCGAAGAGGGTGCGGGCGTCTTCCTCATACTGTTTGCCCCAGGCCAGAGCCTTGGCATTAACCTCTGGCGCGACGCCAGTGCATACCTCGGCGAGCAGGGTATGGAAGTAGGACATTTTCATGCCCGTCCATTTGGTGCCGGAGCGCGGCTTGGAAATGACGTTATGCACTTCTGAGGCTGTGATGACGCCGAGGCGCAGCCGGTGCCACGCCTCATCGCCCTGTTGGATAGTAGTTACGTCAATTCCGGTCCGGGACAGGATAATTTCTGGTGTCATGCTGCCGCCTTAGCTCTTTTCTGAAGGAAACTAAACCCTTTCTGCGCTTCTTCTTCGGTGAGTTCTGATGCTTCAAGAATTGGCCGTTTGAAGATGTCGCTGCACACTGGGAGGAAGTCTTGCTCCCAGTCTTTATTCAGCGATGTTAAGAGATCGGTGATCGCCTGAAGCGTTTCTTCGCTTGCTGCTGGTGGAAGTGCTTCTGTGGTGCTGCGCGGGGTGACGTCACGGATATCAACGTCCAGCGATTTGCCTTCCATTTCTTCGGCGGTAGGCTGCTGTCCAATCTCAGGCCATGCCTTACGCAACGCCTGGGCTTCTGCGCATTTAGCCAGCTGTCCGTATGGGCGCTTTTTCCACATCGCGTTCGGCGCTGTGGTGTCGCGCCCGCCGGTAGCGTAGTTCTCAGTCCAGTACTCTTTGGCGCTGAAATCGACGATCTCCCCACTGGGCATGCGCTTGTAAACGGTGTATTTGCACCACTGAGGGAATGTCACCTCGACACCAGAAAGCGTCTGCGTCGTGTCTGGACCGAACTCAGGTTCGCGGGCCCCGGCATAATCACCTGAGCGGTCCGCCTGAATGCGGTAAAGCCCTATGCCAGGCATGACCACGTCGCGCCACTCGCTTTTACCTGTCCTCGAGTCTTTGACGCTCATCGGTACGAGGTGGACAGGCTTCAGCAACGGATCCAACTGGCGGGCGCGGCAGTAGTCCAGCGCCATCATTACCGATTCGTCCTTGGCCCCAGGGTAAATGCTGTTCTTCAGTGCGCTCCAGGTGGCAACGTCGATACCTTTTTCCTGAAGCGTGCTGGCTGTAATTGTTAATTCGTTTGCCATCGTTAAATCCCTCAAAATTAAAACGGACAGCCGGTGAGGTGATCCCAGTCGTGTTCGGCCTGGGCGTAAGCAACTGCCGAAATGAAATCGTTGTAGGCCTCGCCAGCTTTATCGCTGCGAAGCCCGTCGTAAGGGAGAGGGCCAGTCTGTAAAGATAAATAGAACAGTTGAATAGGATCTTTCGGCATCGTGGCGGTGATTGCTTTCGCCTGGTCGTCGATCCACTTCTCTTTTTCGTCGGTGAGCTTCTGCTCAACCCAGCGCCGATCTTCGATGCGGTCGTAAGTGAGGAATGCGTTCATGGTTACCTCAGTAATGAATTGTTGCGCAGGGGATCAGGTCATCCTTCAGAGCGGTAAGCACTTCGATAGCCTGTTCACGAGTTAAGCTTGTGTTGCTGGTGAGCGCGTTAACGATGTTGGTTCCGACCGTCTTGCGGTGCTTCACGTCAGCTTCACGCTTGGCCTGCTCATCGGCGATACGCTTCTGCTCAGCCAAGCGGGCTTCTTCTGCCTGTTTTGCCTTAAGGCGCTCGGCTTCCACTGCCGCAGCTTTTTCGCGCTCTGCCCGCGCTTCCGCTTCCTGTTTTTCGCGTACCGCACGCTGCTCCGCTTCAATGCGCTGACGTTCTGCAGCTTCAGCACGTGCTTTCTCTTCAGCTTCACGGCGTGCCGCGGCTTCAATCTCTGCTTTATGCTTCGCTTCAGCATCTCGGCGGGCTTGCTCAGCCGCTTCCTGCTTCAGCCGATCGTCACGTTCACGCTGTGCTTGTTCTGCCAGGCGGCGCTGCTCTTCGCGGTCGCGGTCAATATCCTTATTCATGAGTAGAGCCATTTCGTGGTCCGCTTCTAACTTGGCAGCCAGCTCCTGATCGAGCTTGATGTTCATCTCCAGCGCTTCGGCGTGCAGCGCGTTCATGGCTTCTTCTGCCTTGATGCGTTCCTGCTCTGCTTCCCATTCGGTGAGGGGGAGGCGGGTGGCATCGCGCAACTCATCACATGCATCAACGAATCGCTTAATTTCGGCCTCAGCAGGGCGCACAGCCTCTTTAAGTCGCTTCAGGTACTCACGGCCCGGCTTCTCGATTGCCGTCTTGCTGCGCGACACCTGCGCCGCCAGAGAGGCGACACGGTCACGGCCTTTCTTCGTGGTCAGGTCCGGTACTTCGTTTACTGCCTGGCGGATCTGCTCAAGAAAGGCATCCAATCCGTTTGGGATGTAAAGAGCTGGCGCCTGGTCCGGCTTAATTTCGATAACTGTTAAATCCGTTACTTCGCTCATGGTTTCTCCTGAAATTTTGATGTGCAGATCCCGCCCGCATAAAGCCAGGCCGATCGGTTGAATAGGGTGGTTAGTGCTGGATAGGGTTTCCGTGACCGTCGAGCAGTACGTCAATCATCACGCAGTCACTGAGGCGGATGATTTCGGCGTCGGTGTGCAGGTACACGCATTTGCGCTCCTGAATGACCGCTGAGACGCGATATGTGCGCCCCTTATGCATCGCCATCATTCCCGGCGTTAAGCACTGGCGAATGAGTGGCGTCGTTCCGTAGTGATGCATCATTTTTTACGCTCCAGTTGCTCAAGGATGCCCGCGATGTGCAGCTGCCAGCGGTTCATGGTTATCTTTTCGCGGGGCTTATCGACTGAAACGAGCTGCCAGTGGTGGCCATCTGCCATTTTTTTGATGGTGTACAGCTTTCCGTTGTGAATGACGGTCATCTCACACCACCTTGAACAAGAACCAGCCAATACCGCACACGATCAGGCCCACAATGGTTATTGCGGAAGACATGCGAACATGGTCAATGGCTAGTTTTGAAAGTGGCTGGCGATACTCTTTTTTCGTCAGTGAATTAATTGCTATGCCGAGCAGAAACATCCCGACAAACCATAAGGCGTATATCTTTATGCCAAACTCTAAATTACTCATTAATCCTCTTGGCCTTATCGTGGCGAACGGAACGTTGATACATTGCATCCGGCGCATTTGCCGTAATAGGGCGGTGGATGGCCGCCCGGTTTCATAACTAAGCCGCCTCTGTGAAGCGACTGAGGTATGAAAAAGCCGCTGGTTAGGCGGCTTGGTTAGCAAAGCAATTCATTCCTGCTGTGTTCTGAAGTCTGCTCATGTTTTCTCGTGCTTCACATAAAACAGCTTCCCATGCCGTTCTGATGTGTTGCTCCAGAGACTTCTTTGATAATTCTTGTTCACACTTATCGATTGTTGTTTGAGTGCTAATTATTTGAGACTGCAAATTTTTCTGATAACTCATCGTCTTACCCTCTGTCGTTGCCCGCTGATGCGGGAGAAATTCTTTAATTCAGCCAAGCCCACTCAACTTCGAATGGACTGGAATAAATCTGTTTTGCGCTTCGCACCTCTCATCCCGCCAGTGTTGCCCTTTCTCACGCCTTCATCGCTCTCGCGAGGGGATAGCCTTCTCACCGACCGGTTCGCCGCCGGTGATACGCCGCATTTGTGCGTAGGGGTCTAAACAGGATTACTGAGTGCTGTTCCGACTTTGCATGTTGTTAATGAGCAGCCTGACTTGCGTCTGGCGCGGCTTAACTCTGGTGGCCGCATCGCTGTGTTGTTGCGATGGGTTGATAATGTACCAATAGTTCATTCATGTAAAGTACCAAAAGTACATTTAATGTGAATGCAAAGTTCATATGCGTTTATGTTTATGAACTTTAAGGAGAAATAATTTTGTGTTTTTTATTTGCGGAGAGCAGATTGGCGGGTGAGGATTGGAGATTTTAGAGGTTCGTCACATCTACAAGTCTTGTGAGCCCGTTGTATGTTGCGAAAAGTCCTCCGTCTGGTTCCACGACAGATAGTTCGGCGTACCGAAGGAAATCGGTTTTGATAACCGACATCAACACCTCTCCAGTATCGATGTTTATTACCTCAAGCCGGTTTGCATAAAAGTCATCTTTGTTTTTGCTTCCGGCAAAAGATAGGGCTATGTAGCAGCCAAATTCAGATATGGCAGAACTAATGAGATGGGTAGATGTTTCTATCTTGAATAGCTCTTTTCCGGCGTTGTCCATGGCTATGACTGCTGCCACGTTATTGTCTTTACCGGTGTGGACAGAAAATAAAAATCGCCCGTTTACAGCTATGCATTGAGGTTTCGGAGAGTGCTTCTCACCAAGCTTAACCATAAAAATGAATTTTTCATTCTTCAGAACTACCAGCGTATCATCCCTGAGCCTGCTTTCATCACGTTTAAAGGCTCCTAACTGCCACCGTTTATCGTGGCTTAATTTGCACGTGATAAGGTGTTCTCCAAGCTCGTATAAGACGCTTCCATCACTCAGATCTGCAACCCTATTCGCTTCCATGCTTAATTCCCTCAGCTATGAAATCTGTATGCTCTTGACTGGCTTACCAGGACCTTTGCGCAGATACGGAGAGATGAAAAATCACCATCTTCTATGTACCAAGTCTCATATTTTTTATTGTCTGAGATCACCGCTAATTTTTTGTGCTGCTTCTGAAGGCGTTTTATATAGAGATCATTGTCCAGAACGAAAATATATATGCCGTCACCGTCAAAACAGTCGATGCTGACGTCGACGAATATCTGGTCACGCGGCTCGAACGTGCCTGACATCGAATCGCCGTTAACAGCAATCATTTTTATATGGTCAGCAGGGCGCCCGCCAAAAACAGCTCGAGCCTCTTCAGTGGAGTACTCAATGGATCTGATAGTTTCGATAAATTCATCTCGCACGAGAACTCCCTGCCCAGCACTAGCCTGAATATCAAACACTTCTACCCGGTAAGAATCATCCCTCATCATCAAATGACCTTCAGATATTCCATCTGCCGCACTATCTCCCAATAGGTAAGACGAGGACGTACCAATTATGGCCGCCAACTCCTGCAGCTTCCCACGCCTTGGTATAGCTTCCCCATTGAACCACTTGCTTACTGCTTTAGGCGTCAACTTCATACGCTTAGCTATTTCAGTCTGACGACCATGTGCAGGTAAACCAGCTTTATCACAGGCCAGCGCTAGCCGTTGGGAAAACTCATTACGCGCTTTTTCTTCTTGAACCATGGGTTCAATCATAATATCACTTGCGTGAACTATCAGTTCCGACATAATATGTACTTACAGTTCAATTTGAGGGTTAACAAATGCAACCTAAAAACCTTGGCGACATCATCAAGCAAATCCGTGTACCGGTGGTGGCGAAGGCTTGTGGGCGTACTCCCCGCGCTATTTATAAGTGGATTAACAGCGGTTGCCTGCCGCGTACCGATTACACCGGTGAAACAGGCTATGCATCAAAAATCGCAGCCGCATCTGGTGGTCAATTTACCGAGAACCAGATCCTTGAAATCAGTAAACCAAAAGCCGCTTAACGGCGGCCCTAACTACAAGGGAATGCACATGCAATCACTTGCGTATCAACAGAGTACCGGAATACATAGCGGCGTGATGATAAATCGCGCTCAACCGGAACCAGATAATAAACACGACTTGATCCGCGCAGCTGTTCGCGCATGGTCAGCGGCTATCGACAATCAGGACGTGGTATCGGCGCTCATTATCGCTGAGTACAGGGAGCAGGGTGGCACGGAGATCGACTTCCCAGAAGACATCAGCCGGGCCCGTCAGAAGCTTTTTCGCTTTCTGGACAACCGGTTTGACTCCGACCAGTACCGCGAGAATGTGCGCGAACTGACTCCGGCAATCATGGCTGTTCTCCCGCTCGAGTATCGCGGACGCCTGGTACCTCAGAACGACACCATGTCGCTTATAGCCGATGCGATGAAAGAGTGCGCCGAAGCAAAGCAAGCCGTGCTCCTGAACGCTCCAGAGCATCAGAAACTGAAAGAGGTAAGTGAGGGTATAGCGTCGCTGTTCCGCCTAATGCCGGAGCAGGTGGGGCCGTTAATGACGATGGTTACTTCGATGCTGGGGGTTATGTGAAGACTACAGAAATGGCGAAAGCCGGTCTGCGCGAACAGAACCGACTTTCTTGTGCAAAAACGGGGAGTAATTGCGAGGTCATTATGACAAACGCTAATCAAAAACGCCAGGCGCAGGAGGTTTAACTGTGTCGAACGTCGCTTACGCTAATTTCGCGGCCCACTCAGCCGCAAGGAGCAACAGGATGGAGAACCAGAAGTCTGGTTACGTCCCGTTGTACCGGAGCATCAAGAAGAAGTCCTGGTCGAAAGATGTGTTCCTTCGCACCTTGTGGGAAAACCTGCTCATTGAAGCAGCCAGACAGCCATACACGGCATTCTTCAAGGGCAAGCAATGGCCTCTGCAACCCGGTCAACTGGTCGTCACTGCTGCAGATCTTGGCCTTCAGTTGTGTGACCGTCAGGGCAACCCGACAAGCCGCGATGCAGTGGAGAGAATGCTGTCTGTTTTTGTCCGCGAAGGGATGATTTCCATCGAGGGAGAGAAGCGAAAAGGCAGGGTGATCACCATCACGAATTACGTCGAATATGCTCAAAAAATGGACGACTTACCCGCACATAAGGCCGCACATACAAGCGCACATGACGAGGCCAGTAACGGCGCTGGTTCAGATGGGTATGCCGCACATAAGGCCGCACAATTCCCCGCACATCATGAACAAGAAGGTAATAACAAGAATATAAATAACTATTCGTCCGAGAATTCTGACGAATCCTCTGACAAGCGTCTGAAGAGATTTTTATCAGCTCATCCTGAAGCGGTCGTTTACACCCCATCTGGTGCGAAGTGGGGATCTGCTGAAGACCTCAAAACCGCCCAATGGATTTCCACCAGGGTGAAGCTGATTAACCCAACCTGCAAAGCCCCGGACGAGACCTCCTGGTCTAACACCGTTCGTCTGATGCGCCAGATAGATAACCGGTCACACCAGGATATCTGCGCGCTGTATGACTGGGCCAGCAAACACCACTTCTGGCAGACCAATATCCTGAGCCCGGAAAGCCTGCGTAAGCAGTGGGACAAACTGACCATGCAACGCAACGCTGGTGGTGAGCAGCGGACTGGCAAACCGGAACTCGACTTCAACAACACTGACTGGGCCTATGAGGTGATGCGATGAAATCTCTTGCAGAGCAGATGCACGATTTTGACCGGGAGCAAATGCGCCGAATCGCCCATAACCTGCCTGAGCAGTACCAGGAGCGAGCGCCGGTCGAGCAGGTAGCACAGGTATTCAACGGGTTGTTCAACCAGCTGCGCGCCGCGTTCCCGGCCAGCATGGCGAACTTTCGCACCCAGGACGACCTGAACGAATTCCGCCGTCAGTGGCTGCTGGCGTTCCAGGAAAACGGGATCCACTCGATGGCTCAGGTCGATGCAGGCATGCGCATTGCCCGCCGACAGGAGCGCCCATTCCTGCCATCGCCGGGTCAGTTCGTCGCCTGGTGCAAGCAGAGTGGCGGGGTGTTTGGTATCACCGTTGAACAAGTGATCGCCGAATACTGGGACTGGCGTAAACGTGCCTTTGAGTTTTCATCCAGCGAGCAATTCCCCTGGTCGCAGCCGGTCATGTACCACATCTGCGTTGAACTGCGCCACCGCAGCACAGAGCGCCAGTTAACTCATGGTGAACTGGAACGCGAAGCGGACGACCTCCTGGATATGTGGGAAAAGCGAGTCACTGAGGGAAAACCAGTGCCGCCGGTGCGCCGGGCAATTGCAGCACCAGCTGCTGAACAGGGCCCGACGCCGATCCAACTGCTTCAGGCGAAGTACAACCGCAACAAGTCGAACGGGATGGTGTGAGATGGACAGCTTAAAACAACGCATCGTTGATTACGTGAAAACCAACCAGCCGGTGCTGCGCGTGAAACTTGCCGTTGCCATGGGCATTACGCTCCGGGCCCTCGACCGCGAGACAACAGTGCTTAAAGAGCATGGGTATCTCTTCAGCAAAGCCGGATTCGGTTACTTCACCAGCGCAGAGGCTTACGACAAGTGGCGCACAGGACCTGGTGCTGAACAACTCAGCATTCGCGGTTCAAAGGGCGGCTATTCCAGCGCAGCTATCCGCTACGGAAATAACCAGACCTACGCAGCTCGTATCTCCATTCTGCTGGATGGCGGCCGGGAAATGTCAGCAGCCGACATCGCTGACGAGCTTGGTGTGCCGTACCACAAAATCTCGACGGCTATCACCAACATGGTGAACACCGAAGAGCTGAAGCATACCGGCGCCGTCGGCCACCGCGTGTACTCACTCGGAAAAGCGAAGAAACGTGCGCGTCACCGCGCTGAATCAGTGAATGTTATCTGTCAGGAATGTCGCCAAAGCGCAGCCATGCAGCGCGTACTGGCTTTCTACGGGAGGGTGGGAGCATGACCATGGACAAACAGACGCTGGCGGATATTCACCGTGCAGCAATCGCTGTAGCACGTGACGGACGAACTGATGATGAATGGTTTTATTACCTTCAATGTGTGCACCATAAAAACGTCCTGGCGCTGCTGGATGAGCTGGATAAATACCAGAAGTACGCCAAAGAACGCGATGCTGAAAACGAAAGCCTGGCGCTTACCGTTGGACGGCTGCGCATCGAGCTGGAAGCCGCAGAGAAGCGCATAGCAGAACTGGAGGCGCGGACAGTGACTCTTCCGCCGACATTCTGGTACGAACATGATGACTTATCTCGCGATATACCCGTGCTTGATAAACGTCTCGTCAAGAAAGCAATCCGCGCCGCTGGAATCAGCATCAAAGGGAGTGAGTGAGATGGCTCTGACCAAAAAGCAGCGCGCTGAACTGCGCATGAAATTTGGCGGCCGCTGCGCTTACTGCGGCTGCGAACTACCGGAAAAGGGCTGGCATGCTGACCACGTTGAGGCGGTGCTGCGTAAATCTGAGCAGTGCATGAAGGCTGCTGCGAAAGGAATTTTCAAACTGAAGGCGACGGGTGAATTCTTCAGGCCAGAGGCAGAGCGGCTGGATAACCTATTCCCGGCATGTGCGCCCTGCAACCTGCTGAAAACGTCCTATTCGCTGGAAATGTTCAGAAAGCAGGTATCTCTTCAGGTTGAGCGCGGACGCAAGAGCAGCATGAACTTCCGCACGGCAGAGCGTTTCGGCCTTATCGAGGCAGTGGAGAAGCCAGTGGTGTTTTGGTTCGAACAGTATCAGGAGGGAGTTCCAGCATGACCACATTGACCAGAGAGTGGCTGAAAAGTCAGATTTCTTCAATTGAGGCGGTTGGTATTACTGATAGCAATACCCTCCAGGCGTTCAAAATCGCGCTGGCTGCCATGCAGCAGGAGCCAGTGGATTTTGAAGCTTGGTGGAATGGTCCGCGATGGCCAGAGCCGTTAGTTGAACGCGCACTAAAGGATACTGCTCGTGAAGCATGGAACGCCGCCATGCTTCAGGGTAAAGCCGAACCTGTAAGTAATCATGATGAGTTGCCGCTGGACTATCTTCAGGGCCACAAAGACGGACTGGAGTGGGCTGCACAGTTGGCAGAGGCCAATCATCCGCAAACCGCAGACTGGCTTTACGATGACCCAATCGAGCTAGCCAAGGCGATTCGTAAAGGTCCGGATATGCCTGCTGTTGAGGCTGGCAACTCTCCGGTGATTCCGGATGGCTGGGTGATGGTGCCTGTAGAACCGACAGAAAACATGGTCGTTGAAGGTTTTGAGTCTGAACCAGACGAGTTTTTTAGCGATGCAGAAGTGTGGGAGGCCTACGACGCAATGAGCGGGTGTCAGCAGGCGGCGCACAGGGCTAAATTGTGCTGGTCGGCGATGATTGCAGCTGTACCAAAGAAAAATGCAAACAGTGTGTAATTTGATTATCAATAATCAGTAAGCCATAATCATCATGTCGCAGGCCTGAACAACCTGCGGCATGCATCTGGCGCTTGAAGGGGACTTCAAGTGCAAAAGACAATCAGAACACCATATCACCTGTCACTGACGTCGCCCGGCGCCAGCGATTTTCTGCATCCAGCGTTTTATCTCTCCGGAGGTGAAGCGTGAACCTTCCTCAAGACGGTATCAAACTCCATCGCGGTAACTTCGCTGCCATCGGCCAGCAGATTCAGCCATTACTCGATGATGGCCAGTGCTTCCGACTGGTGGTAAAGCCATGGCGCGAGAAGCGCAGCCTGTCACAGAACTCGCTCAGCCACATGTGGTACGGCGAAATCAGCGAATATCTTATTGCCCGCGGAAAAGCATTCGCTACCCCTGAGTGGGCGAAAGATGCGATGAAGCACACCTATCTCGGTTACGAAAGCAAAGACATGGTGGACGTCGTTACCGGAGAGGTCACCACCGTACAATCCCTGCGCCATACCTCCGATCTGGAAACAGGCGACATGTACATTTTCCTGTGCAAAATCGAAGCCTGGGCGATGAATATCGGCTGCCATCTGACCATTCCACAGAGTTGTGAGTATCAACTGCTGCGCGAAGAGCAGGAGGCTTAATGGCTAACCTCATTAATCGCGTCATGAACGGTCACATCTACAAGGTACCGGCACGCCGCCAACGGAAGCCGGAGCCAAACCCTTCAGATATCCCAACACTTCTCGGCTACACCGCCGGGCTCGTCGATAAGAAATGGCTGCGTCTGGCCGCCAGAAGGAAATCAAAATGAGCTTGTATCAACGCATTAACGGCGATGACTGGCGCAATATCTGGGTCGTCGGCGATCTGCATGGCTGCTATACGAAACTAATGTCCGAACTGGGAAAGTTGGATTTCGACCCGGAACAGGACCTGCTTATCTCAGTTGGTGACCTCATCGACCGCGGTACCGAAAACGTTGAATGCCTGGAACTGATCACTATGCCGTGGTTCATGGCTGTGCGCGGTAACCATGAGCAGATGATGATCGACGGTCTGTCAGAGTATGGGAACGTTAATCATTGGGTGGCCAACGGCGGTGGTTGGTTCTTCTATTTGGACTATGACAAAGAGGTTCTGGCTAAGGCTTTGGTTCACAAAGCATCTGAGCTTCCGCTGATCATCGAGCTGGTTACCGGAGACCGGGAGGTTGTTATCTGTCACGCCGATTATCCGCACAACGAATATGAGTTCGGTAAGTCGGTTGATGCCCACCAGGTGATTTGGAACCGCGAGCGAGTCAGCGATGCATTGGATGGCAATGCCAGCGAAATCACTGGTGCTGATCTGTTTATCTTCGGACACACTCCGGCGCGCCAGCCCCTCAAATATGCAAACCAGATGTACATCGATACCGGTGCCGTATTCTGTGGAAACCTAACCCTGGTGCAAGTGCAGGGTGGTGACCATGAGTAAATTACCGCGCCGTAAGTGCAAAGTGTGCCGGGAATGGTTTCACCCGGCTTACAGCAATGTCGTCTGGTGCTGCCCGGAGCATGGCGCTATTTACGCGATTGAGTTACGCACCAAAGAGAAGGTGAAAGCCGCGGCTAAGCGTATCAAAGAGCAGAAAGAGGCCGAGAAGAAAGGTCGCCAGCGTCGCAAAGCAAGGCTGGCAGAGCTAAGGACTACCGGTTACTACAAAGCGCAGGCACAGCAGGCCTTCAACGCATTCATCCGGGCGAGGGATGCCGATTTGCCATGCATCAGTTGCGGAGAGACTAATCCCCCTGATCTGCATGGTGGCCAATGGGACTGTGGCCACTTCAAAACGGTTGGAGCAAATCCTGAGCTGCGATTTGAAGAGCGCAACGCCCATAAGCAGTGCAAATCCTGTAATGCCGGAGCTGGCAAGTATACCGCCAAAGAGGCAACGGTAGCGCAGCAATACGAAGCTGGCCTGGCTGCTCGTTACGGGCAGGAGTACGTCGACTGGCTCAACGGCCCCCACGAAATGACCAACTACCGCCGTGAAGACTTCATACGGATCCGCGATGAGTACCGCGCCAAGCTCAAAGCACTGAAACAGCAGGAGGCAGCATGAAACCAGAGCTTATCGAATCACTCCGTATGCGCTGGCAACGCCTCCGCATTTACTGCCGCCCTGGTTCCGTGGTCACCGACTATCGGATCCTTCGTAACTTCGCCCGCATTTATCTCAAAGCAGGAGCCGCACAATGAACAATCAGCACCTCGAGTACGTACGTCAGCAGCTCATTGTGGCGACCGCAGATCTGAGCGGGGCGACGAAAGGGCAACTGGTAGCTTTCGCCGAGAACGCGCAATTCACCGCGACGGCGCGCAGCCGGGGACGGAAGAAAATCACCGACCCGGTCACCGGCAGGAGAGTTAACCCGGACGGCCCGGCGATGAGCGGCAGCCAGTCACGCGCTAAGGGTTCATCTATCGCACTGGTCAGCCCAGTCGAGTACGGTACCGCATCCTGGCGCCGCGCGGTGCTGTCGCTGGAAGAGCACCAGAAAGCCTGGCTGCTGTGGAACTACAGCGAGAACATCCGCTTCGAATACCAGGTAGCGATCACCCAGTGGGCGTGGAATGAGTTCCGGGAGCAGCTCGGCACGAAGAAGGTGGCTGGCAAGACGATGGAGCGCCTGAAGAAACTTATCTGGCTGGCGGCGCAGGATGTGAAAGCGGAGCTGGCTGGCAAAGGCGCCTACGAATACCAGAAACTGGCAGAGCTTGCTGGCGTGGCTAAATCCACCTGGACAGAGACGTATCTGCCTCACTGGCTGGCAATGCGTAGCAGCTTTAAGCGACTCGATAGCGGTGCGCTAATCTCCGCAACGAGATCACGTTCACAACAAAAGGCAGCGCATTGCGAACAAAGTCTTGCAAAACCGAACTGAAACGCCTATATTTCATGTGAATCTGATATCGTCGCCATAGCTTCGTAGGTCGACAAAGAATTAAGAGCCTGGGTCTAACGACCTGGGCTTTTTTGTTTCCATCCCCGGATTTTGGCGGGGAGCAGATTAACCTGCCTGGTGTCAGTAGACGTACTGGCCGTTGCTCCACGAAACGGAGCTCACAACATGAGATGGCTTTGAGTGCGGCCGCTTCTTGTAAGCCCAGGTACATTTCCCTGGCAAAGCAGAGCCATCCCAGTTGTGGTGAATGCGCAGGCTGATGCGCTAGAGACGGCACCCCCTTAATGAGGACTGTGCTATCTCTGGAGGAAAGTCTTGGGGCACACGATGCCAGAGAAAGCCGGAGATCAGCACCGGCCATCACATACCAAACCCCAGCCAGGGTATCTAAGGCCAGAGAGCCGACATTGCTTTACCCTCATATTCCCGGCCTGTCGCCGGGTTTTTTATTCAGGCCGCAGACAATCAATCCCAGATGCCACGTAGCTATCGTGTCTGACGGCCTTTCCACTACACGAAACAGCACCCCGACAATTTCGGAGGTGAGAGCATGTATCGCATGGAAAAAATAACCACTGGTGCTGCCTATGGCGCTTCAGCCGGTAGCATCTTAAACGGCATGTTGAACGCCTACAGTCCCGAGCAGTGGAACGCTATCGGCGTGCTGGTGGGCATCATCATTGCTGTACTTACTTATCTGACAAACCTCTACTTCAAGATCCGCGAAGACAACCGCCGCAGCAGGAGTAACGATGAACCAGACGCTCAGGAATAAGCTGGTAGGCGCTATTGTTGGTGGATCCGGAGCAATTGCGATTGCATCTGTGATGCTTGGTAGCGCTGATGGACTGGAAGGGCGGCGCTATTATGCCTATCAGGATGTGGTCGGCGTCTGGACTGTTTGCGATGGGCACACCGGTTCCGACATTCGCCGCGGTCACCGCTACACCGACAAAGAGTGCGACAACCTGCTGAATGCTGATCTGCGAAAGGTGGCGATCGCCATCGACCCGTTAATCAAGGTCCGAATTCCTGAGCCCACCCGCGCCGCGCTTTACTCCTTCACCTATAACGTCGGTTCTGGTGCGTTTGCCAGCTCAACGCTGCTGAAAAAACTAAACGCTGGTGACGTGCCTGGAGCCTGCAAAGAACTGCAGCGCTGGACGTATGCTGGTGGCAAGCAGTGGAAGGGGCTTATCACCCGGCGCGAGATTGAACGTGAAGTCTGTGAGTGGGGCCAGAAATGAGCCGCGTAACAGCAATTCTATGTGCTGTCGTTATCTGCCTTCTGGTTTCCATGGCCTGGGCGATTAACCACTACCGTGACAACGCCATCACCTACAAAGACCAGCGTGATAAAGCCACTGAGCTGCTCAGCCTGGCAAAAGCCACCATCAAAGACATGCAGACCCGCCAGCGCGATGTCGCTGCACTGGATGCTAAATACACCGGAGAACTGGCTGATGCGAAAAAGCAGCTTGATGATCTGCAGCGTTGCGTTAGTACTGGTAAGTGCAGGCTGCACATCAACGCAAAATGTCCCGCGAACGGAGCGTCCGGCCCCGGCGGCATGGGCGATGCTTCCGGCCCCAGACCTGCTGACTCCGCTGAACGGGATTATTTCACTCTCAGAGAGCGAATCAGCACCATCACCGGGCAAGTGAGTTACTTGCAGGACTACATCAAAACGCAGTGTTTGAAATGACGGCCTCGCAATAGCGGAGCCACTAAGCGAGCGAGTATTGACTATTGAGCAAATGAGCAATATAAATAGGCAATGCTGCTACACTAGCATCCGCTCTTAATATCTCGCTCTGAAAAAGAGCGGCATCAAACCTCGCCATCGTGCGGGGTTTTTTTACGCCTGAATTTCACCGCGCACCGCAGCGCATTCAAACCACGTCGAACCAAACCCTTTGAAATGAGCCTTTGAGGAAGTCAGTTAGTGCTGGCGAGCCTCGACGGGCTGATTTCCTATGCGGCAAAGGTTCATCTCAAAGAAAGGTACACGCTATGAATAATCCGTCAGTTATTCCGGCCTTCGACTTCCGTGAAATGGTTTTGCCATCTAACGGAAAGGTCATCACGACGTCCATGAAGATCGCCCGCTATTTCGGAAAGGCGCATAAAAACGTTCTTCGCACTATTAAGCGGCTGGAGTCAGATTGCTCCCCTGATTTTAACCGGCTCAATTTTGAGCCCGTTGAATACCTAGATAAGAAAGGCGAAATGCGCCTGATGTACAACATCACGAAAGATGGCTGGATGATGCTTGTAATGGGTTTCACCGGAAAGACGGCAACCGCGATTAAAGAGCAATACATCGCCGCCTTTAACTGGATGGCCGAACAACTTAGCCGACGCATGGCCATGGGCGAAGAAATGCAACACCGCTACGCCATCAAAGAAACGCGCTCAAAGCTGAAAGGCACGATCGGCAGCCGGTTGATGAATGAGCGGAAGAAAGAGAAGCGCGTTCTGGAGCTCGAGCATGATCACATCATGCAGGTAACGCAGCCCGAGTTGCTTATTGGCTGATCGCGGCATTACAGAAGCTCTTCACTGAGGGGCTTCGATAATGTTTAACCACTAGTGCGGATAAGACCGAAATAACCGCTGTAGCGGATAAAGAGGCCACGAATGCCCGATATCTACCAAATCACGCTAACCACCCAAACAGGCGAAACCTTCACTGGCAAAATGTCACGACGTCAGCCTGAACTGGTTAACGGCTTTGTGCCACTGGCGACCGAGACTGGCGAATGGCTGTATTTCGCTCCTGCCGACGTGAAGCGCGTGCAGTTCACGCCAGTACCGACAGAGCAGACTGAACAGCCAGAAGAACAAACAACGGAGTAACCCATGGCGAACGATGACGAGCGCAGGCCATATCCGCCAGTTAACTTCATCGACTCCGACAACTGGCAGCCATACACAAGGCTCATCCCAGCGAATGAAGTTCATGAGTGGATAAGCCGGCAAATTATCAGCGATGCCGGGAGCATTCATAACCCTGACCACGGGCACCTGTTAGAGGCTGACCTTTGCTTTATGTGGGCGTCTGACTCATTCGCGAAGAAGGGCCGCTACGTTCTCGGTCAAGCAGAGCAGGTAATGCTTCGCGCCGGTGGCTGGCAGAAAGCCAGAATGGAACAGCAGATGCATGAATGGTTCGGGCGCATCCCGAAGTTCATCATCACGCTGTCAGCTGATTACTGCTCACAATGCAGCGATCTCGAATTCTGCGCACTGGTAGAGCATGAGCTTTACCATATCGCCCAAGCCACTGATGACTACGGCGCGCCTAAGTTCAACAAAGAGACCGGGCAGCCAGTGCTTACACTGCGCGGCCACGACGTCGAAGAATTCACTGGTGTCGTACGTCGATACGGTGCCAGCAAAGAAGTACAGGAGCTCGTTGATGCGGCCAATGCGCCAGCAGAAGTGGCTCACATCGATATAGCCAGGTCATGCGGCACATGCATGTTAAAGCTGGCCTAACAATATGACTGATTATGACAGGCAGGTAATCCATGGCGACACTGAAAGGTGAGGTCAAAGCCTTCATCGTTCAGTCCCTTGCCTGCTTCGATACTCCATCCCAGGTGGTTGAGTTGGTCAAAAAAGAATTTGGCCTGAGCATCACTCGTCAGCAGGTCGAATCCCACGACCCGACGAAAGCAAACGGCAGGGGGCTGGCGCAGAAATGGGTGGACATGTTCAATGCCACCCGCGAACGCTTTCAGAATGAAATCTCCGATATTCCGATCGCCAACAAGGCGTACCGCCTTCGAGTCCTCGACCGTATGGCAACGCGCGCCGAGGGCATGAAGAACCTCGCGCTAACTGCTGAGATCATCGAGCAGGCGGCGAAGGAATGCGGCGATGCCTACACCAATAAGCACAAGTTTGAACATTCCGGCCCGAATGGTGGCGCCATCCAGACGATCACCATGAGCAAAGAGGAATACAAATCAGCACGGCAGGAGATGATGGAGGATGACGACTGCTGAGCAAAGGGCGTTTGCCCGTAAGGTTGAATGTGAAGAGGACGGGCTCTATTACGCTCGATACTTCTTCAAGCAGCGCACCGGCGGCAAGATGATTGTCGCGCCTCACCACAAGGTGATACAGCAAACACTGGATCGCGTTATTGATGGTGAGATTCAGCGCCTGATCATCAACGTCCCGCCTGGGTACACGAAAACGGAGCTGGCTACCATCAACATGATGGGCCGAGGGCTGGCGCTGAACTGCCGGGCCCGTTTCATGCACCTGTCCTATTCGCACAACCTGGCGCTGCTAAACTCATCCACAGCGCGCGGCATGATTAAGTCGCAGGCATACCAATCCATGTGGCCGATGGCGCTGCGCGATGACGCTGACAGCAAGGCCATGTGGTGGACTGAGCACGGCGGCGGCGTTTACGCGTCGTCAGCTGCCGGGCAGGTTACCGGATTCCGTGCCGGACACATGGAACCAGGCTGGCAGGGCGCGCTGATTATCGATGACCCGGTAAAGCCTGATGACGCTTACTCCGAGATCGTCCGCGACGGGGTCAATAACCGCTTTAACGAGACAATCAAATCACGACTGGCGATCGAAACGACGCCGATGATTGTCATCATGCAGCGGATCCATTACCACGACCTGAGCGGCTATCTTCTGCGGGGCGGAAGTGGTGAGAAATGGCATCACCTTAATCTGCCAGTGATTATCGACAACAGTCAGCCATACACCGCGCAGTACCCTGAAAACACCCACGCTATACCGATTGACCATGGCTTGCCTGACGGCTGGCTGTGGCCGTTTAAGCACAACGAATCGCACCGCGTATCCCTGTTTTCTCACCGGCGCACCGCCGAAGCCCAATACATGCAGAACCCGAAACGCTTCAACGCGGAGGGGGCGCTGTGGAACGAGGAGATGATCAGCGCCGCACATGCGATGCGGATCACTCAGGAGCTTACCCGTACCGTCGTGGCAATCGACCCGCAAGCGACCAACAGCGAAGAGAGCGACGAGTCCGGTATCGCTGTTGCCAGTGTTTACGGCAGCGGTGATGAGCGGCAATACAGCCTTGATGCTGATTACAGCGGCAAATACTCGCCTAATGGTTGGGCTACGAAAGCTATCGATGCCTATATACAGCATGAAGCTGATGCGATCGTCATTGAAACCAACCAGGGCGGCGATATGGCAGAGGACACTCTCCGCAACGCCGGGTTTACCGGTCGCGTTATCCGTGTGCATGCCAGTAAAGGCAAGTATGCCCGCGCAGAACCGATATCTGCTCTGTATGCCCAGGGGCGTGTAGCTCACCGAGGCAGTCTGTACGAGGTCGAAAACCAGTTCATGGAATACGTACCATCCACTGCGAAAAAATCACCTGACCGCCTTGATGCTGCGGTTTATGCATTAACCGAACTATCAGAACCACAATCCATTGGCATGTTGGTGCGATCGCGCTGACGGAGGACATCGTGACCGAAAGCGAAATGAAACAACAGCGCGCCAGTAACGCCAGCACTGAGAGGGAGCGGAATAAAAACCTCTCAATGCTGTTTAACGGCACCAGTAATACCAAGCGCCAGCGGCTCTATCAGGAGTTCGGCTACCCACTGCACCTCACGTTTGATGACTTCTACCGGGCGTACCGGCGTAATGCTGTGGCTGGTGCCGCCGTGACGCGCATGCTCGACGGCTGCTGGGAAGACTACCCGGATGTTTACGAAGGCGACCAGACAAAGGACGCATCGAAGCAAACGGCGTGGGATAAGCGTGTCAACAAGCTACTGAAACGCTGCTGGGAGCAGATTAAAGGCGCAGACCGTCGCAACCTGGTGGGTCGTTACTCTGCGATCCTGCTTCAGATTAAAGACAGCAAGAAGTGGTACGAGCCTGTTGACACCACCATCGTGGGAAGGCTTCAGGAAAAGGCACTCGTTAAGCTAATTCCTGCGTGGGAAGCGCAAATCGACCCTGTTAACTGGGACGATAATCCGGACAGCGAAACGTTCGGTGAAGTGACGATGTATTCGTTCACAGAGTTGCCGGTTGACGGAAACTTTGACGCACGCCCGGGCAGAATCATCAATGTCCACCCGGATCGCGTAATCATCCTGGCCGAGGGCTCAGATGATGGCGTTATGACGTCAGGAAAGTCTCTGCTTGAGGCTGGCTTCAACAAGCTGCTGGACATCGAGAAGGTTAGCGGTGGTGCGTCTGAGGGCTTCCTGAAGAACGCCAGTCGTCAGCTTAACTACTCGTTCAGTGAGAAGACGAACTTCTCCGCGCTGGCGAAAGCGCTCGGCGTGGCGGAAGGGCAGCTTGCTGAAGCGCTTGATCAACAGGTCCGTCGCCTTAACGACAGCACCGACAGCGCCAGCTTTATGCAGGCTGGTACCGCTGAGGTGTTGAGTGTTGCAGCAGCTGACCCAGAGCCGACCTGGCGTACCGCGCTGAGCGAGTTCTGCGCGACCGTTCCTATCCCTGTGAAAGAGCTCGTTGGAATGCAGACGGGTGAACGCGCCAGCACCGAGGATGCTAAAGGTTGGGGGCGCACCAGGATGAGCCGTCGTAAGGGCTTCCTGACCGACGTAATCACGGATGTGGTTTCACGCTTCTGGACGCTTGGCATTATTCCACCGGCTCAGAATGAAGAAATCACCGTAGGTTGGTCTGATCTGCTGGCGCCGAGCCAGGCAGAGAAGATTGCCAACATGGACAAGCTCGCCGACGTGGCCGTGAAGTCGACAAATGCGTTTGGACGCTCAGCTATCGAAGAGAACGAAATCCGCGCTGCTGGCGAACTGCAACCACTGCCTGAGCTTGATGATGAGGTTCCGCCTGATGGCAACAAACCAAAACCTGATCCTCTGGCCTACCCTCAGTCAGAAGCCGAAAAGTCCGGTGATACCACGGTCGAAAGTTGACCCCACAATGTCGCGAAAGTCCGTCAGCAAGATGGAGCGCGATATTGAGGGTCGGTATTACGCGATAAAGGTGGCGCTGAAAGATCTGTTCGACCAGCGCCTGACCGGGCGAGAACGTGAAGCAAACAGCCATAACTGGCACTTTCTTTGCCACGACCACGGCGAGGATATGCGGCTCTACCAGGTCAACGCCGGTAAGTTCATCTACGACATGTCAGCGCAGGAACTGGCTGATTTGCTCGAGGCGGTGCAGGCTATTCTCGACGATTACCTGCTGGATGGTGGCGAGCAAAACCTCTGGGCGATGGATTACGTCGTCTCAGAGGCGCAGCGCGGCACGCTGGAGGCGTTTAACAACCTGTCGCAGCAGTCGCAGGTGTACGCCAGCCAGACTTCGCTGCAGCAGCTTTTAAACAGTCCTGGGTATCTAAACCAGGTTGCGGCTGCCAGGCTGACGACATTCAGTGACTGGAAGGTTATCAGCGATACCGCTCGCGGCGACCTGACCAACATCATCACTGATGCAGTGGCGCGTGGCGTGAATCCTCGTGAGACGGCCAGCGTCATCAGCAAGCGCCTCGATGTGTCGATGTCGAAGGCCAAGACCATCGCTCAAACCGAGCAGGTCGGTGCGCTGCGGCAGGCACAATGGAACGAAACAGACTGGGCTGCTGACCGGCTTGGGTTGAAAACCGGCCTGCTGTGGCTGTCAGCGCTTAAGCCGACCACCAGGTGGTGGCACGCCGCTGAACACGGAAAGGTAAAAACGACAGATTGGGTCAGGGAATTTTACTCGCGGGATGGTAACAAATATCACTGCTACTGCGGCCAGATTCCGGTGCTGCTCAACGACGACGGCAGCATCTTCAATGAAGGGTTAGCAGATAAACTTAAGAAAGAGCGCCAGCAGTGGAAATTGGCCGAAGCGGCATGATACAAAAAGGTTTTGCGGAGGAGTTATGGCAAAACCAGAAGAGCCGTATCGTAAGTTGATTGTAGAGAGCTTTTATCCAGCCAGCATGTCAGGCAAGAAGGGGAAGGTTCATATCAGGCCGATCCCAGGGCAATGGGCTAGCACCTCACTTGCTGTTGAGTGTTCTAAAAAGTTGTCAAATGTGAATGTTTATCCAATTGGCAGCCAATTTGAAATTACCGCCAAGCTTACCGATAGGGAGGATGGCGGAGAGTATATTTACAGCTCATTCCGATGGGAATTTAAACACATCAAATAGGTCGCCCCGGCGGCCTTTTTTATTGCCTGAAATCCACCAATGAGGACCCAGCATGAAACGCAACCGCGTTAACGTGCTGACCGTCGTCAACTCCGCTTCAAACATCACCACTGAAACCATCGACGGCAAGCCACATATCGTGGTTCGCGGCATCACGCCTGTCGTGGACGATATTGTGATGAACCGGAAGTTGTACCCGGCAGCTGAAATCGAAAAGGCCTACAACACCCTCGAGCGTAACCCGATGCCGCTGGGCCACCCGAAAGTGGACGGCAAGCATGTGTCGGCGCGCGATGTCCGGGCGGTGAACGAGTACCACGTCGGCGCCTGGCTACAGAACGTCAGCCACAACGACGGGAAGGTGACGGGCGACATGTACGTTAACCGCCAGTACGCCGAATCCAGCGATAAGGGCAAGCGCCTGATTAACCGTCTGGATGAGATGCTGGCCGGTACCAACTCCGACCCGATCCACATCTCCACCGGCCTGCTGTATTCAGGTATCGCTGCCAATGGTGAGTCAAAGGGCAAGAAGTACAACGAGATCGCCACCAACATGATGTTTGACCATGTGGCTGTGCTGCTTGATGAGCCTGGCGCCGGAACGCCGGAGGAGGGGGTCGGCATCTTCGTTAACTCAGAAGGTGATGAACAACAGATCGAAGTTGCCCGCCTGGCTGATGGCATCGACTGCACCCGCGATGGCCTGCTCAACAAAACCAAATTCTTCTTCACCAATGCCTCCAACTTCTCTTTCGACGACATCTCCCGAGCTATCAGCGACAAGCTGCGCGAGGGTGATGCCGAAGATAAGTGGCTTTGGCCTGAAACGGTTTGGCCGGACAGCTTCATCTACCGCAATGACACCAAATACCTGAAACAGAAGTACCTCATCGATGATGACGGCAAAGCCGTGTTCGTCGGCGAACCTGTAGAAGTCGTGCGCAAACCCACTGAGTACGAGATTAAAACCAACGGAGAGAACGATCCGATGAAAGAACTGATTATCAATGCGCTGCAAGCCGCTGGTAAGCCGACTGAAGGCAAGTCCGACGCCGAGCTGATGGACGCATACAACCAGATGAAGGCCGAAGAAGCCACCGCCAAGAAAAAAGGCGATGAAGAAATCGACCCGGAAACCGGCAAGCCCAAGAAAAAAGAGCAGGTCACCAATAACGAAGAGATGCCAGCGTGGGCGCAGAAGCTTGCCGACCGCGTGGACACCGTCGTTAACAGCCTGAACGCGAACGCCGACAAAGAGAAGGGCGAAAAGCGCGCGGCTGTGAAGCTGGTGATGAACATGAGCGATGAAGAAGTCGCAGATCTGGACGGAAAGGCGCTAGACGCCATGTACGCCAAGTGCCAAACCTCTTTCGGCCTGAACGGTGCATTCCGCCAGGCAACCAACACCCAATCAGTCAGCGAAATGCCGGAGTAAAAAATGGCTAAAGACGGAAAACACGTAATTCACGCGGGCGGTATCTTCGCGAATCCACAACTTCACCGTGAAGGTGCGGCGGCGGCTGATACCCCTCCAGGCACGATTGGATTCTTCGATAACACCACGAAGAAATTCACCGCATCCGTGGATGGAAATGAGGCTGCGATCCTCTACGTAGCCAACTATGACTATCTGCGTTGCAAAACCGTGGATGACGTCATCAAAGCTGGCGACTGGGTTGTTGGCATGCACCCGACACCAGGCGTTTTCTTCAACGTACCAGCTGCGGCAGGCACTTACACCAAGGGCCAGCCGCTTTCTATCGCCAACGGTCGCGTTAAAGCTGTCGGCACTGATGAATCGGTCCGCTGCTTCGTCGAAGAAGACCGTTCGTACACCATCTCGACAGCAGGCCAGCTCCTGCGCGTTGTAATTAAATAAGGAGCACCTGAATGTTTGTATTCTCCACTAAGCAGGCGACCGAAACCGGTAACCTGGAGGTTAACTCCTCTCAATTCAAAAAGCTGACATCAGCTCGCAATGCCAGCGCTCAGGCTGCCGCTGATTTCATTGCCCGCACTAAATGGCGTGGCGATGCGGAAGACACGCCAGAGCTCAATGCCGTTAACGCAGTCGACGATATCCGCCGACTGTACAAGGCCTATGACCAGACTGTGCTCAAGCAGTTTGAGCCGAACACCGAATTCACGCTGCTGAACGACCTGATGCCGCTGTCTCGTTCCGTTCGCCTGGAAGAGTCAGTGTACGAATACGCTCGCACCGGCGGCCGTGGCTGGGCGCACACTTCCATGTCCGGTCAGATTGGTGCTGCGCTGGATGCGAAGTCTTACACCTTCGATGGCACCATGGTGCCGATCCACGACAGCGGCTTTAAGTTCAACTGGCGTGACCCGGTATTCAACAAAGGATCTGCTCTCTCATCCCTGGCGGATGCTCAGGCCGGATCAGTTGATGATGTGCGTCGCCAGTATGTGGACTACATCTGGGAAGGCTTCCGTGATGCGGCCGGTAACTACATCAAATTCGATGACAAGACCTGGAAGGGTTTACGTCACGATGAGCGTGTAGCGCAAGTGACACTGACCGTTAACTTCGCAACCAGCACCGACCCGAAAGCCATGCGTGCCGCGGCGATTGCCCTGCGTGACGTCCTCAAGCTGCAAAACATGCAGTACGGACAGCAGACGTGGTATGTCTCCAGCGAAATCATGTCCAACTGGGAACAGTATTTCGATGTGAACTCGCTCCGCACTGTGCTGGAAGAGATCTCCAAACTGTCAGGCATCGCGGCAATCAAAGAAGATGCTGAGCTGACCGGAAACGAAATCGTAATCGTACCGCTTCAGGCTGGCGTGATTGCTCCTATCGTCGGTCAGGCATTCGGTACTGTTGCCGATCCGCGTCTGCACTATAACTCAGATTACGTATGGCGTACCTGGGGTGCTGCTGGCCTGATGGTCAAGCAGGACATCAACGGTCACTACTCTGTTATTCACGCTTCAAGCTAAGGAAACAACATGGCACTCGTAAAGATATTGGTAGCAAACCTCTTTGCCGGTGCCAGCCTTCAAAAGCTGGAGGCTGGACAGGTTTATGATGTCGATGACTCGATCGCTGAAAAGTGGATTGAGCAGGGCAAGGTAGAGAAATCCACCGAGAAGAAGGGTGAAAAGCTCGTCTTTGAAGTGGCGACACCTTCTGCGCCTGTGGCATCCGGTGCATCCGATTTGCAGTCAAAACTCAATGATGCTCTTGAGCAGCTGAAGCAGACCCAGTCAGACGCTGATGCAAAAGACAAAGAGCATGCTGATGCTCTTGAGCAGCTGAAGCAGGCTCATGCCACTGAGCTGGAATCGGTGAACAAACGCGCTGAAGAGGCAGAAGCCGCGCTGGCGGAAGCAATCAAGAAGGCGAAATAACCATGGCTGACCCAATCACAGCGGCAGACGTGCAGGCGTTCCTCGGTGAATTGGGTTACTCCATCCCGGGAGCGCTGCTGGACCCGATCCTCTGCGTGGTGAATAAGATTATCCCGTGCCTCGATGGCGCGGGTTATGACGAGTGCACCGCGAAGCTGATCCTGATGTACGCTGCCGCTTTGATGGCTACTTCGTCCGGCGCGCGTCGCATCAAATCGCAGGGTGCGCCTTCGGGCGCGTCTCGCTCGTTTGAATATGGTGACGACAGCATCACCTGGCTGCGTGACTCACTGGCGAAACTCGATACCAGCGGTTGTACCAGTGAGCTGCCAATCAGCGCTGGTAATAGCGTCGGTCTGTTTCTCGTTGTTGGTGGCTGTTGATGACGTGGACATCAGTAAGTGTCCGGCTTCCGCGCTCGTTCACCCGCGTATGGGTGATGACCGACACCGGGCGGGAGACGACCGGCCACGTTAAATCTGACGGCGAGTGGTTCATTAACTGCGAGCGCATCCGGGCGACTGGCGCGAAGGTGCTGCGCTGGAAGGAGTGAGAATTGGTGTATAAAAAGCCAGCAAATGGTAAAATTAACGAGCCGGGGAATGCGTCAACATTGCCACCGGCTCTAACCATCATTACCTATTGCGGAGGTAACTCATGGCTCATCAAATCTTAAGCCATAAGCACCATAGTGCGCTATCTCATAAGGGCGTTGCAGGCGTTTATCAGATTACCAATACCGTCACTGGTGAGGCTTATATCGGCTCAACGGTTAACATCTCTGGGCGGTGGTCATCTCACAGATGCAAGCTGAAAAAAGGATGTCATGGGAACAGGAATCTACAGGCATCCTGGGACAAATACGGCAGTTCTTGTTTTGTGCTTTCGGTCTTACAGATTGTGAGTGATAAATCAGAGCTTATTCCTGCCGAACAGTCATTTTTCGACCTTCTCAATCCGGTGTTCAATATTGCTCCAAATGCTGGAAACTCCTTGGGGGTTAAGCACACCGAAGAATCAAAAGCGAATATGGGTGATAGTCATCGTGGGGAAAAGAATTTCTGGTATGGCAAGGTCCCCGCTTGTGCGACTAAGCCAAGAAGCCAAGCTTTCAGGGATGATATGTCAAAAAGACACTCAGGCAAAGGCAACCCTATGTCGGGGGTGACACCACCACACGCGAAGTTCACTGATGAACAGGTCAGGGATATTCGTCGAGCCATTTCAGAAGGCGACTCCCTCACCACTATTGCCAAAAGATATGGTGTCTCAAAGGCTAATATTGCCCACATTCGGCAAGGGCGTTCGTATGCGAGGGTGGTTTAATGTCGGCAACAGCTAACTGGTCATACACTGCCACAGCAACCATCTGGCGACGCATACGCGATGCTGACGGTAGCGATACCGACGGCGGAGGACAGCCGTACGGATGGGAAGCGCCAATAGCTATCCTCTGTGACTATCAGGGAGGTTTGTCTGCGAAGATTGGCAACCTTGGCCGGGAAATTGTGGTTAAAAACACGATATGGACTGAACATGCTACGGCGAGAGATGGCGACTATATCCTTATTGGCGAGTCTCCGGCTGCTTCGCCACCTGACGACGCTGACGAGATACGGCAGATTGTCCGGTTTGCCGATACCTTCGAGCGAATGGCCGACGATTTCGCACTGATTACGGGAGTCTAATCATGGGCATTAAAGTTCGCGGTGTTAAAGAATCACAGCGGAAGTTAAATGCGCTAATAGGGGATATAAAAAGTAGAAAAGTAGTTCGGGCGATAAAGTCAGCTCTCCTAATAGTCGCACCAGAGGCGGCAAGGATGACCCCAGTTGCCAGCACTTCATTTCTGCTTAACTCGCAATTCCAGGATGTGAACGTCCACGGATCTCGAATTACTGGTCGCATAGGATATTCAGCAAATTATGCGGTTTATGTACACGAAGCAAAGGGAACGCTAAAAGGAAAACCAAGACCGATATCTCAGGGTGGCGGTAATTATTGGGATCCGGCAGGGGAACCAAAATTCCTTGAGAAAGCAGGTGAAAATACTCGAACCGACGTCGCAAGGGCAATTAAGAAGGAGCTTTCGCTGTGACACCTCCGATGTATGTTCGTCTGAAAGACCTGTTTATAGCTGAAGGCCTGGCTGCTGGCTTTAAGGTGCAGTGGCGGCAGTGGCGAGATACCGGAAAGGATGCTGACCAGTTTATCGTGTTCCGGCCTTCTGGCGGCACTGATATTACCTATGACCTCGGCGGAGACTGGTATGTGATGGTCGATGTCATCTCCTCTAAAGCTAATCCTGACGCTGCTGACTCTGTGGTGAATTCTATCGTCGAATATATCAGTGCCCAATCCGGCGCAGATGATTGCGTCGGCGCGCTGAGTCTTGTCGGGAATGTCTCGGCGGCAATCCCCACGGAAGAAGGTCGGCTAGTAACCCGGCTGCTCGTCTCCTGCACGTACGGAGAATAATCCCCACCACCAACCCATCAGGCTGCCATCCGGCGGCCTTTTTTATTTGAGAGGTACACATGCAAGGCTGTGCTAATGATTTTGGCAAGCTGATCGGGAAAGTAGCTGTGCTACGCATGGCCTTTGGCTGCCCCGACACAGTTCCAGCGCTTTCTGAATGGAAGCGGCTTGGTGCAATGACAACCAAGGGCATCGACTATGCGATGAACACCATCAACTCAGATGCAGATGATGCAAAGGGGTTAGTGGAAAACCTGGTTAACAGTATGGACCTGACGATCTCCGGAGAGGGTGAATTCAGGAAGTCCGATAAAGACACTGAAATCGGTGCCTGGCGCTTATCTAAATATATTTTCGATGAAGTACAGGCTGGTCGCCAGCCTAACCTGTGGGTGCGTTTCGACTTCGCGGGTGAGAACGCCGGCACCTACATCCAGGGCTACATGAACACCACTTCATGGTCTGGTGACTTCGGTACCAACGATATTTCCACCTTCTCCGGCGAGTGGAAGGTATACGACGCCGACACTGTCGTGTTTGAAGTCGCTGATTCCATCGCGGCCACTGGCGTTGAAGTTACCCCTGCAACTGCATCTCTGGTCGTTGGCGCAACCCAGCAGCTGAGCGGTGCAGTTCAGCCAACCGATGCGACTAACAAGGCAATCACCTGGACGACTTCAGCGGCGTCTATCGCCACTGTCAGCTCAACTGGTCTGGTAACGGCCGTCGCTGCAGGAACCGCGACAATTACGGCCACTACCGCAGACGGCAATTTCACCGATACCTGCGCTGTTACTGTTACTGCCGCACCGTAATCACTACAAAGGGCAGTGCGCTGCCCTTGATACTGATTATGGAGATAGTTATGACCCCTTTGAAAGAAATCGGCGAGTGCGTTATCAGCGCTGGAGGGAATGAGTACTTCTTCCGGCCATCTTTTAGAAATATGTCAAGGATCGGAGAGCCTGATGAAATTGTTCAGACGTTTCACGACTTATTTACGAATAATGCTGAAGTCATCGTAAAGCAGGCATTTGCTAATTTTGGCTTTGTCCCTTACTGCATCAGAGAGCATGCATCCCGTATTCATATTCACAAAAAATCGTTTTTTGCAGCGCATTCTGTGATTGCTGCCTGCTGTGATGATGATGTCAGCAAGCTAACCGGATGGATGGAAAAAAGTAAGACCGGTGATTATGGAATGGTGTGGCGCAGAGGCCTTCTTTCTCCAGAGCAAATGCTGATTGCTGCTCAATGGTTAATTGTTCATGGGGTTATTGGTAAGACGAAAGTCAGAAAACTGCAAAGGGAAGAGGGAAAGGGAACGACTTCTGAATTTCGCGCAGCTGAATACATCATGGCCGCCAGAAACCATTTTGGCATCTCAAGAGAAGAGGCTGAAAACCTCACCATGACAGAGTTTGCCATGATGATAAATGCCAAGTATCCGGAGCAGAAGGGCTTCACCCGTGAAGAATATGACGCAGTGATGGACGATGACGATCGTCGCTGGCAGGAAATGATTAACCGTGAAAAAGCCAATAAGTGAATTACCTGACCCCGACATCGGGGTTTTTTAATGGCTGGAGATTTGAATGGCTGAGAAAACTGGCGAAATATATTTTGACATAGGTGCCGATGTTTCGGGGTTGTTAAATGCCCAGAAAACAGCGAATAAATCTCTTGATTCTATAGGCTCTTCAGCAAACTCTGCGACAAAACAGATTTCTCAACTAACAACGGGAATATCACGGCTTGCTGGAGCCATTGCCGCCTCCATTGTCATTGAGTTTGGGAAAAATTTCCTTAAAGCAGCTGATGCCGTTTCTCAATTGCAGTCTCGCATCGCCAGGCTTTCTCCGGATCTATCTACGGCAAAGCAGACGTTCAGTGATTTGGCTGACATTGCATCCGCAACAGGGGCCGGGCTTCGGGATACAGCAAAACTGTGGGAAACACTTACTGCTTCGCTAAAGGATGCCGGTGCAACTAACGAGCAGGTCCTTAACCTTACAGAGACGCTGCAGAAAATTGGGCGTATCGGCGGTTCTTCTGCTGAAGAGATGGCGAACGCGCTACGCCAGTTCGGGCAGTCAATCGCGTCAGGGGTTATTCGTGCTGAGGAGTTCAACTCAATTCTGGAGCAGATGCCAGAGCTGGCTCGGCAGATAGCTGCGGGGTTAGGTGTGAGCATGGGACAGCTCCGCCAGATGATGCTGGAAGGAAAGTTAACTGCTGAAGACGCTCTTAACGCCATTCAGAGCCGAACCGGAGATGTAAACGCCGAGTTCGCAAAGTTGCCAAGAACAATGGATCAGGCCACTGGTTCACTTGAGATTTCTTTTGCGAAACTTGTCGGTTCTATCAACGAGGCCACCGGTGCTACAAGCCTGGCTGTGGAAATGATTGATAATCTTGCTAGGTTTGTCGCCATGCTTGGCGATAATTCAACAAGCACAGCAGACAAAGTTCTTTCCCTTGCCGGTGCGCTTTCAAAGTTAAGTGTCGGTAGCCTTGGATCTTCTGTTGTTGGCTTCTTTTGGCCCGAAGATGCCAAGAAAAAGCAGAGTGAATATGAAGACACCGTAAACCGCTTTATCAAGTCATCCCAGGATGGATATGCCGCGGCGAAGAAGTTGGCTGAAGGCACAAAGAAAATAAGTCTCCCAGCTCCTGCTGCGTCAGGGAAGAAAAAGACAAACGCCGGAAAGTCTCAGGCGCAAAAGGATGCTGAGCAGTATGCAAGATCTCAGGCTGAGGTAACACAGCGACTTGAAGATCTGAAGCAAAAGTCAGAAGTAACGGCTGGCAGTGTTGGAGAACTGTCCAGAGCACAGTCAATTCTTACCGCCCAGCAATCGCTAGGCAAATCGGCAACTGAAGAGCAAATCAGGCTCGCCGGTGAGTATGCAGCAAAGATTTGGGATTCTGCCAATGCCCTGCGTAAACAAGCGCAGGAACAGCAGGCGAACAAAGGTGCATCACAAGTCATTGCCCAAGGACAGGCCACCCCTCCGCCGGGAATGGGATTTGGAGCACAGGACCCATTTGCGGTTATAAACCAGCAAGAACAACAAAAGCTTGAGGCGTATCAGCAGTTCCGGGATCAGGATTTAATCAGCCAGCAGACCTACGAGCAGGTTAAAACTGCCATAGCCCAGGATGCTGCTACCCAGCGCTTGCAGGTGCAGCAGAATGAGATAGAACAACAGAGGCAGTATTTCGATACAGTCCTGGGTGGTACCCAGCAGTTCTTTAGCAGCATGACTGATGCCATCGGTAATTATGCTGGTGAAGCATCAAGCGCATATAAGGCGATGTTTGCAGTAAGCAAGGCGTTTTCTGTTGCTCAGGCTGGTATGAACCTCGTTATGGCAATCAGTAACGCTGCAGCTCTGCCATGGCCAGCGAACATTCCAGCTATCGCTGTTGCAGCAGCTCAGGGTGCCGCGCTTGTTAGTCAGATCTCTTCAATGAGTTATGGCGGAGGAAGAAAAAATGGCGGCCCTGTTTCTGCTGGAAGCATGTACCAGGTAGGTGAGAATGGGATGCCTGAAATTTACCAGGCAAGCACCGGTAAGCAGTACATGATCCCCGGTGACAACGGGAAGGTCATCAGCAACAAAGACCTGAATAGTGGGTCTGCAGGAGGTGGTGTGGTTGTGAATATCAATAACTACACCGGCGCCACAGTTGATGCCCAGGCAACGCCTGACGGAAAAGGTGGCTGGTCTGTCGATGCGTTTATCTATGACATGGATAATGGCGGTCTCGCAAGTCAGGCAATACAGAGAAACTTCACCGCGCCGCGCAAGGCAAGGAGCTAATAATGGCGATCCCATATCCTGACTGGCTCCCGCTGGCGCAAAAAGGAAAAACACCGGCCACCGATACCGGGTTCAGGACCGATCAGCCGACGGTCGGCACGCCGATATTCCAGAAACTCACCGACGACCTGAAGACGACGTTCTCGCTGACGTGGATTTTCAAAACCAGAGATCAGCACCGGGCCTTCATGCAATGGGTGCGCAGCCCCAACTATCTCGACAACGGCAACCAGTGGTTCACGATGCCTATTGGCACCGGGACCGGCGACACCGGAATTGAGATACAGGAGCTGCACTTCCTTTCGTGGCCGACCTGGTCGCAGTCCGGGTCAGTGTTCACCTGGAGCGGTGACGTTGTTGCGCGGAAACTGGTTAACTCTGATGACGACTACGACGACATCATTATCGAGCTTCCGCCGCCGTGGGCGTCATGGCTGGATATCATCGTGACCGGCTACCCCGACGATCGGGATCCGGAAAGTTTGCCGAGGGTGCCATAATGCCAACGCTCAGAGAGTTTCAAAGTCAGCGACCGAACCGGATACTGTACGAAACGATAACGTTCTACAGTCCGGTTTTTGGTTATGTGAGGCTGGTGAATAATCAAATCTTTCCGAAGACCCTCGGCGGCCAGCTGTATACGCCGTGCCGCATGGAGCTTACGGAAAGCCAGCAGAGCAATACGCCGATCCTCGATAGCACCGTAAAATTCAGCCGACTGGCGCAGGACTTCAAGCAAAAGCTGAAGCAGTGGAAGGCCTTCGACCGTATCACTCCCATATCTGCAACTTATCAGCAGTTCGATGCTGCGGATATGGGGACGGCGATTAAGTCGTGGACGCTGTATGTCAGCGACTGCTCGATGGATGACAAGGACGTTACCTGTCCGCTCACCCGAATAAACCCGCTCAACCGCAACGTTGGGCGCCTGTATACCGTCGAAGAGTTCCCGGGGCTGCAGAATGTCTAAAGATGAGTTTGTATCTCTTGTCACTGGCATTCCGTGGCGAAACCGGGCGTGCAGCTTCGAGGCGGCAGATTGCTGGGGGCTGGTGGTGCTTTACTACCGTCACGTTCTTGGCATTGAAATACACCAGTCCCCAGACTACGAGTGTGGCCACGACTTCCTGACCTGCTATGACGCTGATGTTTTCTTCTGGAAGCGCTGCGACGTGTTTGCGGAGGACGGCATCTTCGTGGCGTGGGTGGGGAGTCAGCCGGTTCACGTCGGTCTGATAGTTGATGGCCGTGCGCTACACAGCCGCGGGGAAAACGGGCACGTCAGGTCTGACGCCATCAGAACAATTCAAAAGCTATTCACCAGAGTGGAGTTTTACCAGTATGCCGATTATCGAGATCCAGCGAGTTCCCGGGCTGCCTAAGGACAGGGCTGTCGTAGAGGTCGGCACGGTATTCTCTGACTGGCTGATGCAGGAGAGCCTGCACAAAGACGTCAGAATCAACGTGAACGGCAGAGAGCTTCAGCCGGATGATGAGCTGGCGTTCCATCTCCATGAGTCTGATCGGGTTATCATCTTCGACCAGCCAAAAGGCGGCGGCCTGATAGGGACCATCCTTAACCCACTCGAGCACCTCAACCCGATTAAGTTCACGCAGAAGGTTCTGTCCGGCCTGATGCCAAAGCCTAATGCCGGATCCGCTGCCGCCGGTAACAGCAAGACATCACCAAACAACAGCCTGAAAGGGCAGACGAACATCGCGCGTAACGGCGAAGCGAAGCCGGATAACTTTGGACAGGTAAGGGCATTCCCGGACCTGATTCAGGAGTCGCTTTTTGAGTATGTTAGCAACCTGAAATACGTCACCGAGTTGATGTGCTTTGGCCTGGGTAAGTATGACGTCACGTCAGTTCGCTTTTCAGAGTCGAATCTCGGCTCTATGGCTGGCGCCAGCTACACGATTTATCAGCCTGGAGAAACCATCCCGACAATTCAGGAAGGGTACCAGTTTGATGACGTTGATGGTCAGGAGTTGCCGGGCCCGAACGAAAGCGATGATATCCCGGTTGAAACGGCGACCGCCAATACAGTAGTCAGCGGTAATTATGCTGGTGGCCAGGTATCGATGAAGATCGTCAAGCAGGCTGAGTTCGATTTCTTCAAAGACCTGCCGCGGCCGTCGCCGGTTAAATTCATTATCAACATCACGTATTCGACGACTGAGGGGTCGGTTACTCAGGATGTGACTATCAGCGCCAACCTCATCAACTGCATAGAAAGTGACGACGGCGCGGTGATAAATCCGGTTCAATATTACGAGTTCATCTTTGATCAGCTGAATGGCCCGGGCGTCCCGATTGATACCGCAACGATAAACACGACCAAATTTATCCTGATGCAGAACTCTGGCGTTACCGTCGGGCCGTTCTTCTCGCCGCTACCGGCGGAGCAGTTATGGATACACACGCAGTCCAGGCTTGGTCCGGAGGATTACACCGACTGGAAGGTGGTTATCTGGAAAGTTGACGATAATAACAATCAGATCCCCGGTACGCAGCAGGAGTTCGTCTATCACGTCCAGAACCCACGAGATGACCTGTCAGATACTTTTTACCAGACGGATAAAATCATTCCGGCGGCCGGGGTTGGCAGGTACTCCATTTCCCTTACTAGGACAAACAATAGTCACGACAGGAGCGTACTGCAGCTGGAAGAGATTCATTCGGTGAACATCCGTAATAACGTCGTGTATCCGGATGATACGCTCGTAACCGTAAAGGTGAGGGCCACCGAGAACGCGACCAGTGGGCGGGAGCGCAAGTATAACGCGCTTATCACCCGGCACGTTATTAGCTACGACGTCGCGACGCAGCAGGTTGATTACACCATCAGGCCATCACGTAAGTTTGCAGATATCGCGCTGCACAACTGGCTGGTTGTCGGTAATCAAGGTGAAAGTAGCATCGATATTTATGGCCTGTATCAGATCCAGGCAGAGCTCGACGCTATCGACCCGCGCCTGGGTTACTTCGACTATACCTTCGACGATGAGGATATCTCTCTGGGGTCACGCATGGAGTCCATTTGCGATGCGGCCAGCGTGTCGGTTTACGATGATAATGGTGTTCTGTCATTCACGCGTGACGGCAAAAAGACGTCGCCGGCCACCATCTTCAACCGGTCTAACACGAAGCCTGACGGATATTCGCTGTCCTACGACATGACGCTTCCAGGTGGCTTTGACGGGGTGGAGGTCCAGTATCGTAACCCGGAAACCAACAAGCAGGACTACGTGCGGTACCGGGTGGATGGAAACAGCATTGTAGAAGGCCAGCCGACAAAGGCGAAAAAGTTCGAACTGCTGTATATCAGGAACCGCTTCCAGGCGAATGAGCGCGCCTTGCGTGAGTGCCGCCGACTTATCTATTCCCGCATGACGATGTCTGTCACAGCGCTTGCTGACGGCGAATGGGTGAATATCGGGGATATGGTCCAGGTTCCGGATACCTACGATACCAACCAGCAGGCTGGCTATATCGTGTCGCGCACTGGCAATGACTTTGAAACCAGTGAGAGGATCACCTTCTCCGGTTCGATGTTCGTTCAGATAACCGACTCGATGGGGGCGACCACGGTGCGCTATCCCGCATCACCGCGTGCAGACACGCCGTTCGGATTCACTGCTGCAATTCCCGCTATCACTCTCAATCTCTATGACGGCGTCGACGTTCAGTCACCTTCACGGTACGCAATTGCTACCTCAGAGGAGCTGGACGCCGGGAGATGGACTGTCACCGCCAAGCAACCAGATGGAAAGGGTAGTACCGCACTAACTCTCGCTGAGTACAGCGACAAGATCTACGAATAAACCACCTCCTTCACAGCACAACCCGGCCACTGCGCCGGGTTTTTTTATGGAAAAAATATGGCGACGCAACCTACTAACATGCCGGTACCAAGCGAATCCCCGCGCGACCTGAAATTCAATGCCGGGAAAATCGATGAGTTCGTAACCTCGCAGGGTTGGACGTATATCGATCGCTTCGGTGGTAAACATTACACCATTGAAGGAATCAACTATCTCGCGCAGCAGGTGATGAATGCGTTCGGCTATGTAACTCTGACCGGCCTGACGTTTACCACAGGTGCTACAGTGGAAAACCCTAACGAAGTGTTGTTCAACACCGCTGACAACGCCTATTACAAGTGGACGGGCTCTTTTTCCTCTGGGCCTAAAGTGGTTCCGGCAAATTCGACGCCGGAGTCTACTGGTGGTATCGGTCCTGGTAAATGGCTGAGTGTTGGTGACACCGTCCTGAGATCCGACCTTGCAAGTCATGTAGATGGATTCGGTGATGAAATGCTGGGTGTGCAAATGCCATATGATGGTGGGGCCCCGACTACTCAGCATGAGGTCAACAAGCGACTGGTTAATATTCTTGATTTTCTAAATGCCCCTGGGGTTCCAGCATCTGGTGATGGCGTTACAGATAACGCAGTAGCCTTACAGAAAGCATCATCTGCAGTTGGTGATGGTGGAGTAATTTACTTCCCTAAGCTCGGCGGAACTAATTATCTGTTAGGAGCGGCGACTCAGGCGTCATGGACAGATAATCGAATTTTAAAAACCGACGACGGGGTGATAATTACTGTTCCAGATAGCGGTTATATCAGTAATACTGCAAAGTTTGACTCGCTTGTGAAATTGCATTACGCAAGTATCAATAGTAATTTTTATTATCCGAAGTCGACAGGGCGCGAATATGGAGATCGCCCGGTATGGGTGTCAGATAGTGAAAGAGACACTTCAATTTTGGTTCCTGCTAATCCTGCTGCTGGCGATTTCACTTTCCGTCGGTACTCTAGTGGTTCTGATACGTCAACTGCAGCATCAGCAACTGCTACGAGCGCTACTGGGTACGTAGTTAGCGAAACATCATCTACATCGCAGACCTGTGGCATGGTTGCGCTGAATGACAAGGAAGAGCTATCTGCATATTTTGACTCACCTACCAGCTCAACTACAACATTCTGCGTTGTCATGATTGAATGTACTGCTGGGCGTATCTGGTACAACAACATTGCGAGTAATACGGCTACGCCGGTGAAGAATATACGTTCTGGTGGCAGCGTGACAACGGCAAACCTGAGCTATCAGGGGATGTCTAACCAACCTGGATATGTTTTTTACAATGGTGATATTGCTGTCCGACGAGAAACGTCGCAGCACTTTTCATTGCTTGTTAATGGCTTTACGGCTGACTCTGTTGATGTTTCATCACTTGGCGAGATTATTCGCGTAGGTTTTGGGGTTACATCATCCGCAACAGGTAACATTACAGTAAGCCGACCAAGTATCCGACGACTTGGCGATACTGGGCAAATTGGCACATATCTGCACATTTGCATTTTTGGTGACTCAATAACGGCAGAAGCACTTGGAGCAAGCTGGCCGAAAGCATTGAAAGCGCTGGATGCAAACAACGGAACCAGGCTTGTTACTGTTGATAATTATGCCCATGCTGGTGATGATTCTGCAGCACAAAGGTCGGTAATGGATGGCGTGAGCCTTGGAAATTACAACACCACGTTAATGATGATTGGTGTTAATGATATTCAGGGAGGGGTCCAGGGTGATGTTTATCTTGCCAATATGGAATACATGATCAACAAGGCTGTTAACTCTGGCCATAAAGTGGTTGTGGCATGTCCAAGCATGTTTTACGGACAGGCGCAGTCAGGTGGTGGAGGGCAGGATACGCACCGAGCAGATCAGGGTAAGTATCATCGCGCAGGGATTCGACGGATGTGCGCTGATAAAGGGGTTAAATTTATTGAGACAAACCAGATTATAGGCCCTGTTTTCAGTGATTTTATCACTGACCCAGCACTTCGAAATAAAGACTCAACTGTCGGAGATAACATTCACCCAACGCCAAACACAAACTATCTGATGGCAAGAGCTTTCTACAATGCACTTCGTGGCGTGTATTCACCGGCAACATCAATGAATATGCGGCCTAAACCAATGCAGGGAACAGCTGGGGCATCAGTAACACCGGGGACTGGATCCGATACACCGACCTGGTCAAGAGATTCAGACGGGAATATATACCTGTCAGGTATTTTGAATTGGACTGGGGGATCTGCACCTGCTAATGGGACGGTTTTTTATACGCTCCAGCCAAGTGCAAGACCTACAAAATCACTGAGACTTGTTGGGCAGTACGATGGTGGGATTTGTCGCATCATAGTCGATACAAGCGGTGATATATCTGTATTTGGCATGACAAGCGGAACGTGGGTTGCTCTTGATACGCTAGCATTTAAGGGAATTGTGTAAAATAAAAAAAGGCCACTATTATGTGGCCTGTTTTTTTTAAATTAGACCTTTTGAAAGGTTTATGTATATATCTGGAATGAGATATGCGAAGAATACTACGGAGGCTATAGCAATAACCACTCTGACCTTAACATCAATGCGAGTTAGTAAAAACCCTATTGGTATAAGATTAACAATTAATGACATGTTTAGTGACCGTGGCGGAAAATACGGTGACATAAACATAATGAAAGCCATAGCCAAAGACATCAATACTGGAATGACAACATAACGGAAATAATCAATCCTACTGATATTTGACTTAGTCAGCATACTTACGATTATCAGAATCGCTATCACTACTAATGAGTAAGAAACTGGTAAACTTGTATCAGGAAGTCGCTCAAAAAGGTGTAATTTGAGATGACCAAAGAAGCTCATCTCTCTCCATGCAGCAAAATCAGGGGCGGTCATTCTAGCCTGATTCCCAGGTGCGAGTATCAGTATCGCAGCTCCTATGCAGAAGGCAATAAACATGTTAACTAATCTGGAGAAATAATGCCTTTCTTTTACCCACGCATAGATGACTGCTAATGCACTAAATCCAACAAGCGTAGCACTTGAGCTTTCATTGGTGCATCCTGCAATCAGTGAAAGAATGAAAGCAAAAACCATATTGTCTTTTTTGCCTTCAAATACTCTATAGAAAAGCAGGATATATCCAAGACATAACATAGAGGTCCAAAGATAGTTTGCCGCCCCAACAATCCAGAAAGTTGTTTGACCAAGAGCCGGATTGAAAACGATATATGCAACAAACGTACTCACCAGAGCAGCAGCACTAATTGATTTAACATCTTTTTTATACACGAGAGCTGCTAGCCATATGATAGCAACAACCGGAATCGCGTTGATGAAAGACATCAAGTTTCGGTCTGGTGCCTGCAGAATTGCGGAGCTGATAAAATCAGCTACAACGCGACCACTCCACCCAAGGTAATGGTTGAATTTTACTGCAAGGTTAAGACCAAGTTTCTGATACGTGAAGTCATCAGAAAGCAGTGGCATAACTAAATTGCACGAAAGTGCAATCAGATATATTGCCAATAATACAATGATATTCCTGTCTTTATTGCTTATCACTATTTATTCCCTTCTTCAAAACAAAGCGCGGGCGCTCTTTTGTTTCAATGTAAATCCTACCTATGTACTCACCAAGCACGCCAATCCCAATTAGTTGCACACCACCCAAGAACAAAATTGAAACAATTATTGATGGATAACCCCTAACGGCATTTCCCCACACCATAGTATCAATAACCATCCACGCTCCATAAATGAACGATATGGCTGAAATTGTCAGTCCGATATACGTCCATACCCTAAGCGGGAATGTTGAAAAAGATGTTATGCCTTCGAGCGCAAGATTCCATAATTTCCAACCATTAAACTTTGTACTTCCTGCAACCCTCTCTGCCCTTGCATACTCGACGACCTCAACGTTTCCACCAACCCAACTAAGAACACCTTTCATGAATAGGTTTCTTTCTGGTAGCTGTTTTATATTATCGACAGTATTTCGAGACATCAGCCTAAAATCACCGACATTTTCCTCGATTTTCGGGTTGCTGATTTTGTTGTGCAGCTTATAAAACATCTCTGCTGACTTTCGTTTTAAATGCCCGTCGGTTGAACGATCAGTTCTCTTTGCCAGAACAACGTCAGCGCCGTTTTTCCACTTTTCTATCATCAGTGGAATTACTTCTATCGGGTCCTGCAAGTCAACATCAATTGGAATTACAGCATCGCCAGTTGCGTGCTCAAGTCCTGCGAAAAGTGCAGGCTCTTTGCCAAAGTTTCGCGTAAAGCTGACCGCCTTAACAAGTGGGTCAGAAATAGAAATTGCATTGATAATTGACTCGGTAGAGTCTTTACTTCCATCGTTGATGAAAACAATCTCAATATCATAAGACTTCAGAGCTTCGAACTCTCTAACGGTCTTATAAAAAATAGGTATTGTTTCCTCTTCATTATAAACAGGAACAACAAGAGATAATTTCATTTAGCTTCCTTGAAAACAACCAATTTTGAGAAAAAGAAACCACAAATTAGGCTTATTGCAGAAAACTCAATTAGAGTAATGATCGGTGATATTTGATAATAATCAGAAACCTTACCAACGATAATACTCATTAGCCCCATAAATGAGACAAACAGGAAGTAGCCGCGAACCTTTAACTTTGCTTTAAATGTATACCGAGCATTTGCAAAGAAGGAAAAACTGACAGCGACTACGAAAGCAAGAAAGTTTGCTGCAGCCTGGTTTACTGAGAACATGTAGACACCCACCGAAAAGACTATCCAGTGTAAAGCGGTGTTCAGCACTCCTACAGACACGTATCTTGTAAATAACTTAAGCATATGACTAATGTGGTAGTTTTTGATGTGCGAGAGTTTATCATTTAAGAGCATTCTGATCAGCACTTGATCTTACATTACTTCCATTTATACTGTTTAAATGTACAGTATTATGTGGTGAGCAGGCGTCATGGCGCGCAAATCAGACATTCACTCAGCCTTTGTTGCTGCAGTTCAACTCAGCCAGAAGGGTTACAGGTTCCTTCAGACAGATGACTTCGTGAGGCAGTTGCGGCTGGTTAATCATCATTTTACGCCGCATGATGCAAACACCTGGATAGAGCGCAATCAGCCTGATTTCTGCGATAAAACGGCGGACAACGGTAGCAATCGCTACTGGATCCTTCGCAACATGGGGAGGGTGAAATAATGGGTTTTCCATCACCAGCTGACGATTATGTAATGCCTAATCTCACCCCTGAGTATCTCTGTGGGGTGTCTGCAAACAGCCTGACGATAGAGACGTCATCCGGTTATGCAGTCATCGAGAGAACTACCAGATTTGATAGGGGAGACATACTCCTGGCATCCCTTGATGGTCACAGCTATTTCGGAAAATGGATGGGATCTGCATTTATCACTGAAGATGGTGAAGCGATAGAAGGCGATGAGCTTGATAACCTGGTGGTTATTGGCGTCCTGACGTTCAGTATCGACAGGGTAAAAGAAGACAGCAGCCCGACAGTGTAATCAAATCCGTTTAATCAGCTCCGGACCCTGGTTCTTGACGTTGCCGACAGCCTGAGTAACCGGATGCCAGGCGAACATGTCGGCCGGCACTGAGCCATCAACTGCGATATTCTCCGCCTCTTTCCCGCCTACTTCCTGGCGCATCCATTCACGTGCGGCTTCTGGTAACAGAACTAGTGGCCGCCGGTCGTGAATATCGACTAGACCTTTATCGGCAGCTGCCGTCACTATCAGGAAACCTTCTGCTTCATCACCGCGTTCGAACGGTGTGCTGCCGATTGCTGCTATGAAGATAGGTTTTCCGTCAGCGCGATGGATGAAGTATGGCTGCTTCTTGTTGCCTTCCTTCTTCCATTCGAACCAGCCATCAGCAAAACAGATTGCCCGGCCATGCTGCCAGAGGGGTTTAAACATCCTGCTGGTGGCAGCCGTCTCGACGCGCGCGTTAATCAGTGGCGGTTTATCCCACCAACCAGGGGCGTAACCCCATAGCACCGGGTCAAGGTGCAACTCTTCGTCGCGCTCGCTGAGTAGTAGAACTTTGGTGCCTGGCGCCACGTTGTAGCGTCCGATTGGTTCAGGGTCATATGGGATATCACGATCGGCTTCGTCAGCCAGTATCGCGAGGTATTCTTCACGGGTCATGAATTGCGAGAAACGTCCGCACAT